AGTTAACAACGTAGAAATCTGCGTCGTAAAGTTTCGTAGCACCCGACGATGCCGTCTTGGTTGAGGAGTAATCATGACGATACATATCATAAACGTAACCCAGACCACCAGTGGTTTGCTCTGGGGGTGTCCAGTCAATACGACGAACCACTTGAATCGTGTCATTTGCAAGAACACGCTTCAAAGAGATCATGTCTGAAAACGTATCACTAAACTCTTGGAACGAGTCAATAGGAGTCGGCGGTGCGTTTTCGTTGTCCCATTCTTGGGGACGACCAATGAAAACGTACAGACGGTCTCTATTAGAACCCGCTACAAGGTCAGACTGCGTAGGGTCGGCACCCTCCAACGACTTAATAAATCGCTTCGCAGTAAAAATCCTAAATTGGTCGGTGAGAAGTGCCATCTTTTAGAAATTACCTTCTTTTTATTTATGTGTTTACTCAGGCTCCTTTCTCACAAGGTTAGTGTACTCTTGCGAGACAAACGTGCCGTTTGCACCACTTCCGCCACCAGTAATAGTATCGGAGGTAGTAAATTTATAGGTAGTGCCATTGTTGGTTATACCTGTAACCTTCAATGTCTTATAACCATATGCATCTTCTGCTGATTGAATCTCAGCAACGGTAGCAGTTACACCAGTCACAGAACCCGTGACAGTTTCTCCTACTGTATAGTTACCGCCTGCATGGTTTTTGAGTTTGAGGGTAGATGCTGAAACGTGTTCAACTCCATCATCGAGTTCGCCAGCAGTTTGCACAGAAGCAGTAAGGGGCACAAGACTTGAATCATATAGTTCATCTCCAACTTGGAACAGAGTGGTGTTTTGTCCACCAACAGTTTCTTCAATACCGTAAAGGGTGGAAGCAATACCACCATCTAAACTGATTTCATCTTCAAAGTCTGTACCAGTATTTACCAAGTCAGGAATGCCATCACCTGCACCATCCAACTCATCATCATCTTCAAACTTAAATCCTTCTAAGACACTAATAGGATTCTCAAAGGTGACGATAGATGAATTCTCATCTTCTACCAGAGGGTGTGGTCCAACACCAGTACCAGATGATGCTGATGTACCAGCGATGAATTGAATCACCGAGGTCTTTTCATTAGATCTACCACCATCAATAAACGCCAGTTCATCGACTTGGAAGATTAAGAATAGTTCTCTGGTTTCTGGTCGCCAGTCATAAACAATAGCAACCTTGTTAGATTTATCTTCCTGTACTCTTCTGACACGATCAGATACAGTAAAGTTATATCCAGAATTGCCATTAGGTAGATCAGCAAGACTGTCTAAGATAATACGCTGGTCATAACGGAAGTTAATACCTCTATCACATCCAGTAAAAGAGATAGGCGTCTTACCTGTATATCTAACGATCTCTCTACCGATCTGGAACTTACCAGAACCAGGGAATGCAGCAGTAGTCTCGATATACAACGTAGTATCCGTTGCTGTTGCATCACGGATAAGAGCACTGATCTCATAGAAATCAGAGACCAGAGAAGTTCTATTTCGTTGTGTACGAATCAGGTTCGTATCTCTGGTGAAGATAACCTGAGGGGGAGATGTATATCCACCACCAGAATTGAGTAGATCGATTGATTCAATTCTACCCAGATTGATAGTTGCTTCTGCCTGAGCACCAGATCCACCACCACCAATAATTTGAATCAGAGGAGGAGTCTCAAAGAACTCACCAGGGTTGGTAACATTGATTGCTTCGATCTTACCAAACTGATTAACCTCAGCAACACCTTCGGCGTTCTGTCCACCACCACCAGAAATAACAATAGTAATATCTTCGGCGGTATAGTTTCTACCGTTGTTCTCAACAGCAAGACCAGTTACCTGACCAGTAGTAGGAACAAGTTCAGCACCAGATCCACCACCACCTTCAAGTCTGGCAGTAGCATTAAAATAACCATCACCAGGTCTAGTCACCTGAATGTAGTTTACAGATCCAGCAGGTGCAAGAATAGTAGATCCATCAGGACCATATTGATCTTCTTCCCAAAGCACAATGTTTGCGTCTGCTTGGGTGATACCAGTATCAGTAGAATCAATAACCAAACGCAAGGGATTATATCCTTCACCAGGATCAATTACATCAACAGATAAGATCTCTCCGTTGTCTGCAATGTTTGCTCTCAGAACAGCGTCTCTAATCGGGGTGCCACAGTTTCCAATAGACAACTTTGGTGGATCGTTGGGATCATACCCACTTCCACCATTTGTTACAATTACGTCCTTTACACCGTATACACTATTGAATACGGGACGAATTGCTGCACCTGATCCAGGGACTGTTCTTGGCATTAGACTACGACGATATTACCTTGCATGTTTCCATGAATGTTGCACTGATAGACATACGTCGTACCAGCAGCAAGATTCATAGGAACTGTCCAGAATTGGACACTATTGATAGAACCAGTGGTTCCACTGATCTGAGATCCACCAGCAGAAACTCTGAGTTCTAGTGGGTGACTTGTGCCAGTAGTATTATCAAATCTGTAAGTAAATCCACGATACACATACAGAGTGGGATCGTTTGCAGATACACCACCACCCGTTACAGTGTAATTGTTGGAGTCAGAAGCACTAAACTCAAAGTTGATACAAGGAGTTGCTACTGCTTCAAATGAGGATCCGTTGTGGACGAGAGTTTGTCCTTCCTGAGCACTGGGTAGTGCGACAGTATTTGTAATTGTAAGCGTTGACCCAGACACAGCAGTAGTGATCCCAGTCCCACCAGCGATCGTGAGAGTAGAATCGGCAGCCGCAGCAGTATAGGAACCCGAGTCACCCGCAGCAGTTTGGAGTACGTTTTGTACGACGTTGGGGGAGTCATTCGTGATTGTGATAGCGCCAGCGTTTAGGTTGGTGCTAATTCCACTACCACCAGTAAAAGTAATAGTATCAGTGGTCGTAGTCGCTGTTGTTGTTCCGTTGTCAGCACCGAGAGTCGTAAATACATTCTGATCCAGATCACCCAGTGTACCTGTCATGTTGATGGTGAGTGTATCACCAGTCATTGAGGTAGAGATGTTCGTACCGCCAACAATGTTGAGAGTGTCGTTAGCAGCAGAAGCAGTTGTTGTTCCTGTGTCACCCGTGAAGGTTTCAAAGAGGTTTTGGGTGGTTCCACCACCGCCACCACCAGAACCTTGCAGATCATTACCAGGTTCCCATTTGCTGTTAGCAGCACTCCATTTCAGAACCTGTCCATCAGAGGGACCACCATTAACAGTGGTATCAACGTCAGCAAGAACAGTAATACTTTGGTTCTCATCTACCAGGGGGATCCAAGCGGCAGCATGAGCAAAGTATGCCTTGCCAGTACCATGAACATGAGCAAGCATACCATGATGGTTAGTCGCATCAGGAAGGTCGCCCAGAGTAGCGTAAGGGGCGTACCATTTGAGATATCCATCATCACCGTCAATGTAAGTGTAAGCAGATCCAGACCCACCTGCCCAGAGTTTGATATCCCCAGTTCCAGTTTGATAAATTACGATATTGTCAGTTCCATCAGACACGATCTGATGACCATTAGTATCCAGGTTACCAGTCAGCGTGTCAAAGTTTCCAGCACGAAAAGCAGCACTAGGTGACGTGCCCCATTTCAGAACCTGACCCTCAGTAATACCAGCACCGATATCAAACAAGATATCAGTTTGGTTACCTAGTTTCTCATAGAGTTCATTAAAATTGGAGTTCGCTTTGATGGCACCATCACGGAGGGTATCACCCGTTCCGTCATTCGCCGCAGAACCAATGCCAATCGTCTGTTTTGCCATCTTCTTACAGTTTGTACGTTGTTATTTATGTTGCGTCAAAAGACACAGTGGTGGAGTCAAGAGTAGATTCGGTAGAATCGAACGAATCTGCGCTACCACCAGAGAATCCAGTGACAGTCAAAGTCGCAATTTCAGTTTGTAGTGGGGAGTTAGTTGCGGGAGTTGCACCAATAGGTCCACTAATTTCGCAACGGAACTTATACCCTGTCATATATGACAGAGCAGTGAAAGCATAAGAGCTGCTAGTTGCACCAGTCAGAACTGCGAAGGAGAAACCACCATCAGTGGATCTATACCATTGATATCGTTTGGGTCCATCTTCGGGACTGATTGCAGCGGTAACCGTAAAGGTAACCAACTGTCCACTTCCAATCGTGGCGTTCTGTGGTTGCAAAGCGATCTGAATCGTTGCAGGGATAACAGTCCCGCCGTCTCCACCGCCAGTGGGTGGTGGTGGGGGTGCAGCACCGTTGTTTGCTGGTTGATCAATAGACTCACGAGTAGTAAGACCAACCATGTATGGGAACATAGGAACCAGGTTCTGCTCACTATCTAATTCAGTAGATAAGAAGTAAGCATATGTGCCATCTGGATATTCAGGAGTAACACAAAAACGTCCATTATGGTAGTCGAGGTTACCAAGACCCTCAGCATACTCCCAGTCCTGCATCAGAGCGCCTGCTGGGGGGTTCTGCTGGGACGATCCATAGTCTGGTCTACCATCCGCTTCTTCCGACTTAACACGATAAGAAGTAGTTGCTAAACCTATCTCACTATTATTGTTCCAAGGATCATTGTAAAAGTAAGGTCCATATATGGGAAACCCATCAAAGGCAATACCAACAAGTTTGGAATGACCATCAGGATGTCTCAGGTTATCACCGTTATACTGAGAAGAACCATAGTAGTCATTGTAAGTTGACATGATGGCATTATCTTTCCAGCACTCTAAGAAATGAGTATCGTGGTAATGATATTGTCCAGTTACTTCTGGATGTCCACCACAATTATCTTCACCAAAATCTACTGGTGAATTGGGGTAATGTGCGTTCCAGTTGAATCCTGTTGGGGGATTGCCTCCGCTTCCAGCCGATGGGTTGAAGAAGACAACACCATTAGCAGCAATACCGATAGCACCCAGTGGAGTTGCGACTCTACCGTTTCTCTGGTCATAATAGTTGTAAGTTCCTGAATGTGCTTCTCTCGTGTAGTCCACGATGAGTTGCAAGTATGTACTACTAGCACGCCAGAATTCGCCAGCAGTTGCAGTTTGTGCAGTGCCCTTGTATATAAAGACTTGCTTCCTTTCGTCTGCTGTACCAGCATCAAATACGAAAAGAATTCTATCGCCAACACGGATAGAACCAGATGATGTTGTACCTAAAAGACCATTATCATCTACGCTTAGAGGAATCTCGATAATATATCCATTCTGTGTAAAGGTATTACTGTCGAATGCTCTGGTAATACCAAACGTTCCACCTCTATAATAAAAATCATGGTCAAAGTCCTGCTCAGTAACCGCATTAGGGTTATCAGCATTAGGAAACGTACCATAGGCGACGGGATTGGGTAGACCATTCGCCGAAACGTCTATGATACGGGTGCCAGCGTTATAAGTTGCGGTTCCTGCCATCGAACTTTTTAGTTATTTATTGGAAGATCTGAGTAGGTGTAAATCCACTGATGATAGTGGCACCTGTCTGAACTGTGAGGATCACGGAGTTGGAGTAAGTAGGTTGAGCACCAGCAGCAGTGATTGCTACGCGGAACTCATCACCATCATCTGCCTGTACAGCAGCGTTAGAACTGTAAATCGCATTTGTCTGACCCGTGATGTTGACCCAGTTAGTTTCACCATACTGCTTGCGCTGCCACTGATAGTTCAGTGCAGTGGTTCCGACAGATCCGTCAGCACTCACGATGAACGAAGCGTCAACGGTGAAGGATGCAGTCTGACCTTGGTTCACGGTCACGTTAGTGGGTTGTGCGTTGATCAGGATGTAACCAGGTACGATTACGATTGGGTTACCGTCAGCGTCAGTACCTTCACCCGCGTAGGTGTCGAAACCGCCGTTAACATTACCACCCTCAGGTGCTACGAAGTCATCAGGGACAGTTGTCTCAACTTCAACCACAGGTGCTTCATAACCAATACCAGGGTTCTTAACCACGATGGAAGAGATACCCATCAGAGCACGGATGCGACCGTCGAAACCAGTGGAGGAAACCACGTCAACGTTCGGGCGTGAGGTGTAACCGTTACCAGGTGCAGTGATCTGTGCCTTAGTAATTTCACCAGATCTGATGGTAGCAAGAGCAGCAGCGTTGCGACCCTTAACAGTTCCTGTGTACTCGAAGGTAATCAAGGAGTTGGAAGACTCGATCAGAGCGACCTCACGAGGATCACCTTCACCTTCGATTTGCAGAATGTCACCAGCCTCAATCGGAGGTACGACAGTTGCCGCGATCACGTCAGCGTCGGAACCGATGTAGGAGAAGGCAACGAATGTAGATCCTGCGCGAGGAATCTCAGCGAAGATGATTCTAGAACCAACCAGGTTATAACCAACACCAGGTTCCTGAATCACACCATTGAGCGAGACGATGATGTTGTTCTCAGGCAAGATAGTGTTGGACGACACACCTTCCGTCAGAGTCAAGGAGTAGAAACCACCCTGATACTTCAAGTTGAAGGACGAGCGCAAGGAGTCAAACTCGAAACTGATGTCATCAAGTTGTCTCAGTTTACCCACGTAGTAACCAATGAATTCAGATCCGAT